ATAAGGAGTTTAGTGGTAATGAACTAGCCCCAGGTTATGCTAAGTTTGAACTACTCAATGGATACGAAGACTATCCTGTAGTAGTTACAAAGCTATCTGAAGACAGCAAACGTCTGTATGACACAACTACTGTGCCGTCTATCCTACGTGGTCTACAGAACCAAGTTAAGGTTGAGCGTGACTCACGAGTTGACCGCAACAGCCTAGCTACTTTACCTCCCATCCTTCACCCAGTTGGTCAGGCTCCCAACGATTGGGGACCAGGCAGATTGATTCCGTATCGCCGTAAGGGTGATCTGGACTTTGCTCCTACACCCCCACCACCTACTGGTTCCATTGAAATGGAAGACACCCTCCTTACCCTATCGGATAAGTTAGTAGGGCTAGACGAAGGTTCTCAAATCAGCCAAATACGGAAGCAGTTCTTGGTAGATAAGTTCCTTAGCCACACTGCTGAGGTAATTGGGATGGCTTACAAGTGCTTCCAACGCTTTGGTCCAGATGAAGTGTTCTTCCGCGTAACTGGTGTCCCTGACGCTCAAGTCTTTGACAAAGGTAACCCTGACGAAAACTTCGACATTATGGTGAACTTTGACGTTCAAAACAATGACCCAGAGACTGTAGAAAAGAAACTACAACAGTTCGTAGCATTGAATCAGTTAAACGCTAACAACCGTCTAAACGTAGATAGCCTACTAGATGTTGCTGCCGCAAGCATTGACCCAGTGATGGCTGATGCCGTTCTACAACCTGTCGAGACTGCACAGCAACAAGTGGTTGAACAGGTTACAGATGACTTGGCTAAAATCTTTGCTGGTATTGAAATGCCTGCTCGACCTGCTGGCGCACAGATTGCCCTTCAAGTCGTAGAGCAATACGGACAACAGCCAGATATTGCACAACGTCTACAGACCGACCAAGCGTTTGCCGCTAGGTTACAAAAGTATGTAGGTCAATACACGTTCCAGATGCAACAAGCTCAGAACGCACAGATCGGACGAGTAGGCACAGCCCCTGCTCAGATGGGTCAGATTGATACACAGGGTCTCTAGCCTTGGTCTATTGACAAATATTTAGAATCTGTTTAACGTCACGCAATCCACGGAGATATAATGCAAATACAAGACGACATAAAAACACTTCATAACTACGAGGCGTTTGCTCGCTTCATGAAAATGATTCACGAACTACGTGAAGAAACTATTGCTGAGTTGCATGAGGCAACCAGTGACAACATACAACAGGTATCAGGTCGTATTATTACTTACGATCAAGTGCTACAATTAGTTAATTGGCAGGAGCTTTCTAAGAAGCATTCCGAGCGCATGTAACTACCTGTGTTATAATTCAAAAATCGCCATCGCTCGGCGTTAATGAGTGGACAAATTATGACAGAAGAAATAGCAACTGCTGACGCTGAGGCAGGTAAAATATCAGTGGAAAAAACAAATATATCCGTCACGGATTTTGCTCAAAAGCGAATTGGTGATCTTACTCCTGGGACTGAACAGCCTCAAGAGCAGGAAGCCGAAGAAGTTATTGAGCAGGAAACTGAAGAGGTTATTGAAGAATCGGTAGATACCGAGGAAGCAGAAGCCACCGAGGAATCCCCAGAATCCGAAGATGTTCTTTCACAGTTAGACCTGGACGAAATGTCCGAGGACGATTTGCGCGAACTGGCTGATAAGCTTGGTAGCCGTGCTGTAGCTCGATTCGGAGAATTGACTGCAAAACGAAAGGCTGCCGAAGAAAAGCTTACTCAACTTGAGGCACGACTCAAAGAAAAACCTAACCCACTAGAAACGAAAAAGGTCGAGAACAACCCATACGGGAATCTTGATACTGTCGAAAAGTTACAACAGAAAGCCGCTGAGGTTGACCAAGTAATTGAATGGGCTGAGGATTTGATCTTTGAAAGTGATGGCTATGGTGCAGATGATGTAGTAACAGAAGTTGAAGGTAAGGAGTGGACAAAGAAGGATGTGCGGCAGTCTCTATTAAGAGCGCGTAAAGCACAGAAGACTTTTTTACCTGACCAACTATCTAAGGTTCAACTACGTGCGGAGGGAGAAGTGCTAACAAAGCAGTTTGACACCCAAGCGAAGCAAGAACTATCTTGGCTAGAAGGTGAGGACAACGACTTACGCAGACAGTTTGAAGCTACAGTAGGAGACGAACGATTCAAGAAACTAAAAAGTGTTTTGAAACGTGAGACCCCTGACATCGCCGCCCAACTAGATTATTGGTTTGCCCATGCTACAAATAGCATACATGGTCGTAAACTAGTAGGGAGTACCAAGAAAGCTCCTACGTTAAATCCTCCCAAGACAGGTAATCCAGTTTCTGCCCAATCCGAAAAAGGAATGGGAAGAACTGCCAAGGCTCTAAAAGAATTAGAAGCCAGGTTTAAAGAAACGGGTAATGCTAGAGACTTTGCTGCTCTTCGAAAACTCAAAATGAGCAATCGCTCATAACACACTAACTCATTAAATAATCATTAAATACAATGTCATTCTCAAATACATTCGATACCACTAATTCAGGTTCGGGCGTTTCTAACCGCGAAGACTTGACCGATGTCTTGACTATCCTCGCTCCAGAAGAAACTCCTATCCTTTCATCTGCTAATAAAGAACGTGCATCCGCAACAAATGTTGAGTGGACTGTTGATAGCCTTTCGGCTCCACAGACTGCTGGCATCGCTGAAGGTGCTGACGTTACTGCATTCACTGACCAGTTCGCTGGCCGCGCTCGCCTCGGCAATCGTGTTCAAAAGTTTCGCCGTGACTATATGGTTTCCGATATGCAAGAAGCTGTCGATTCCGTTGGTCCTGCTAAGATTGCTCAGGCTGAAGCCAAAGCTATCCGCGAACTAAAACGCGACATCGAAGCTACACTTGCTGGTACACAGGACTCCGCTGTTGAAGACGGCGCTGGTACTGCTAACGCCCTTCGTGGTCTTGGCGACTGGATCGACTCTGCTGGTCCTGCTGACGTTCCCGCTACATTCCGCACAGAATCTGCAAGCATCGTGGATGTAACTGACGACGTTTTTGCTGAATCAGAACTTAACGGTCTTATCTCCTCTATCTTCAAGGTAACTGGAACAAGCGACAATCTTATGCTTGTTGCTGACACTGCTCTTCGCACCGACATCAGCGACTTTGCTCGCATCGGTGGTGTAAGTGGTGACTCGGTTCGTTCGGTCAACTACGATGGTAACAGCGGTAGCATCAAGCTATCTGTTGATCTCTATCAGTCCGATCACGGCATCGTTTCTGTTGTCAACGCTAACCCTGACTGTATGCCCACACAAGCTGGACAAGCAGGAATGGCTGGTTACGTTCTTAACCCAGAATACTACGGTGTTCACGAGCTTATCCCAATGGGAAGCACTCGCCTACCTAATCTTGGTGGTGGTGAGCGTGGTTTCGTTGATTGCGCTCTAACACTTGGTGTATACCATCCTGGTGCTCACGGTAAGATCACAGCATCTGCTTAACCCTTAACTAAAGGAAATATAATACTATGGCACAACTAACTGTAAATGAAGCTGGAACATCTGGCTACACACACGTCATCTCACTATCATTTGATGACTTAGCAAAAATCAAACTAGGTACTAATCCATTCAATGGAGAAACACTAGGCACAGCAGGTCAACTTCCAGTTGCATCCATCCCAGCGGGTGGTGCGGTTGAGTTGGCTGGTGTTCTTGAATCAACTGCACTTGCTGGTGCTACTGACATCACTCTTGATGTTGGCACAACAGCTGGTGACCCAGATGAGTTCATTGACGCTCTTGATGTTGATGCAATGTCTGCACCAGTTTTCAATACTGGAGATGGTTTCACTGGAGGCCAATCTCAAGCTATTGGTTACCAAGCAGCAACTTCAATTCTTGCTGAAGTAAACGGAACAACTGCTAGCTTAACTGCTGGTAACGTTGTTATCGGATTACGCATCATTGATCTCGGATCATTCGCGTAAATTAAAATCTGGTTGGGGGGCGCAAGCCCCCCGCCTTTTTTAATATGGATATAATCATTCCTAATCTAAAACGATACTCCGATGGCGAGATTGATCGCGCCTTTATGAAGGAGATTCAAAACGGCTTCAACCTTGAGAAGAAGACGGAACACAAGAGGGTTGCACAGGCAGCCAAAGAAGCCCAACACCTAAAGGGGACTACACACCCTACGCTTGGCAAACCAGTTGCAACTATTCCCGCAAGAGAATTTTTCCGACTAACACAGAAGTATGGTCAAGAGACTGTGCATTCTAAAGAATTTTTAAAGTATTACAATAAGAAGTTCCCTGAACTTACCCCAAATAAAATATAATGCAGACCAGAACCTACGGCGACCTATTTAAGATAACATCAGCTCTAATAGGAACTGGTGGTCAACTTGATGTAACTGAACAGGATCAGTTAAGTCACTTTATTAACCGTAGGTTTCAACAGGCATTTGACGAGAGTCCAGTGTGGCCTAGGTATCTTGTTAGTTCAGAAAAACGTAATATTATCTCATATGTTCTTTCAGGGGCAACGTCTAGTACTATAACGGATGTTAATACTAATTATAGATTCATAGGTCTTAACGACGGCGATATAGGCAAAGCAGGGACTAGCGTTTACGAAGACTCAAATCCAGGTGCTCCTGTTATTCTAATATATAAAAATAGCAGTAATGCTTGGATAGTAACCTATGATGCTGGGTTTTCAATAAATACTGATGGAACAGTAGATATTACTAGTGCTGGAACAGCTCAATTTACTGAAGCAGATTCTGTAAAAAAAGATAGAGTTGAGGATGTAGAAACTTGGACACCAAGAGCTGGCTCAGACGTTCTTTCAGTTGCTGCCAAAAATCTTATTCCCTACGCTGAAACAAATAAAACTACCATTGGAGACTTTAATAGAATACATCGCAAAAAAGCATTCCAAAACAACTCCTCTATGGAGTATGATTTTTTTGTAGATTTTGATGGAGCTAACATTTTAAACATTGCTAACTCCACTGACAATGAGGCATTTGTTTCCTACAAGAAGCAGTTCACCCCATTTACTGTTACATCTGATTACTACAATTCAACCGTAGAAGTCCCAGGTGAGTTCTTTAATTACATTGCTCACGCTGTGTATGCTGACTTCCTGCGAGTTCAAAACCGACAGGAGCAAGCCCTAGCCGAGGAGCAGGTAGCCCAGACATACCTGGCCTTGGAGCTAGAGAAGATTGACATTCGATCCAACAATAACACAATTAACAAGAGATTTTCCACATACGTAAATCGGCAATCCCGATAGTAACCCCCTGTGATATAATACACAATTATGGCAAGTTCACGAAATAACGCACTGGAGTTCAGCTCCGCAGGTTCAATAGTAATCAATGCAGCCGACGGTGCAACCGCAGGTTCGTTTGGAGCTATCCAGTTTCTTAAGGATTCAACTCTTTCAGCATTGACTGCTACTAATGTAACTAACTCCGCAGACCTCCTTACAACTCTAGGAGCAGGAACAATTGTTTATGGCAACTTTACCTCCGTTACTATTAGCGGTGGACTAGTGCAACTACACAAGGTCTAGTATGCACGTTAGCCTTGATTCAGCCCTGGGTCGCCAGCGTCGGCTGAACTCAGTGGGCGAGAGCGTCCTGCAGATTGCTCCTAGTGCTGCGGCGGCATACAGCCTCCGTAGTCTTACTGGTGGTGATCCCAAGGTTGTGCGTGTGCGTCGAGGAAGCGACAACCACGAGCAGGACTTCACAGCGTCCGAAGTATCTTCGGGTGCATTGACTTCTTTTGTAAACGCTCAGGTGGTAGCACCCCTGGACATACAAGCACTAAGTGCAACTGGTCGTGATGGTGACTTCCTTATTGCTAAAGCGGCTTACTCACTTCGCAGCCTAGGAACACGTCAGGCTACCTTAGGGGCTATTGGAGACACCGTAGCCCGTGCACCAGGTAAGTTCGTAGCGCAGGTTCGTCGTAGCTCTGATGATGCCCTGAAGTCCTTCACTGCGGATGAGGTTACTGATGGGACTTTGTTGGCTTTTGTTGGAACAGG